CCGCTCTACGGGGTCATCCTCGATGGCGGGATCATTCTGCGGGTCGGCTTGGGGTTGTTGCGGGCCATTGCCGCCCTGGCCATTGCCGTTACCACTCGCATCGCCACCGTTGCCATCCATGCCAGGCACATTGGTAGGCGCCGGCTCCTCGTATTCCAGGTCTGTCAGGCTATCGACATAGACCAGCCCACTCTGCACCACGTAGCCCGTGGCCTTCGGGTCTGCGTCATAGCCCTGAAGTTCTCGCCATTCGTTGACACTGAGCGCCCACGGGGCCGCTTGCGCTGCGGCTAGCTTCTCTTCTTTATCCTCAGGGATAGGCGAATCGTAATCGATAACCAGGCGTGCGTCATACTGAGGCATGAGACGGTATTGGAGCACCTCACGGAGATGCTCAAGTCTCGGGATGACGTTATTAGTGGCGAACAGAGTCTTGGACGCGATGATGGTGGCCTTGTTGCTGGCGTCTAGAATACCGAGTTGCTCAGGGGGGATACCGAGCACTTGGACAACCCGGTCACGTAGGCTGTCGCGGAGCTCAACAAATTGCTGGCTCTCAAAGCTGGTAGCGAGTTGATGAACCTCAAGCGAGCGCGTGCTAAACCACATTTTGAATGCCCGCATATATCCTTGCAGTTCATTTATCCACTTCTGCTTGAGACGGGTAAGATCATCGGCATTCGCTGGGCTATCAGTAGTCGGTGAGATAATCGTAGGAGATAACGCACCATTGAGGTAGTATGATTTGAGATACTTGCTGCTATACTCGTCTGCGTCAAACTCATCGCCTAGCGACTTAACGATGCCGCTACCGCGGGCGAATGGGTTGAGCGGGTCGGGCGATACAAAGCGCAACACCTCCGTCTCAGGGATCACCCCTTGCCAGCCCTGGAAGCTGACTTCGTAACCCGGTTGCCCTGTATGCGGAATGGACACAATCCACGTTGGCGGAATGGGAACGGCAGATACAGGGATGTTACCTGTCCCACGTTCTAGGAGCCAGTACGCCTCGCCGAGAATGTCCAGGTAAATCTGAGTCAGCTTACGCAACGTGCTGCCCATGAAATAGGCACTAGGCGCATGTAGCAGGGTAAGTACGGGATGCTCTTGTATCTCAACCAATTGACCCCGTATACGCATCGTGTCCAGAGATTTGCAACGCGACTCGAATCCTGTACTGAGCATATCGCGTGGAGGAGCAACGAACTTAGGCCGATAAGGTCCAGGCCGACGCCCACGAGGGGCCTGCACGGCATAGACACGCCACGGGACAGCCGCGACGTTGCTGGCAATCATGTCTGTGGTGGCGCGTAGCCATGGGATATTGCTGTACCCTTTAAGGAATTCAGTGGCACCACGGGGCGGAGAGGTACGGTTCGACAGGCCGGGCACGACAGCGCCGAAATTAGAGGCGGATAGGTCTGCGGCACGAGTTTGCACCGCATCAGGCTCAGTGCTCATAAAGGCAGTAAAGGCGGATTGGAGTCTAGTGAGGAGCGGCATTAGAGTATGTCCCACTGGAGAGCCTGGCGAACAGGCGCAAATGTCAACCCAAGTCCATCGGCTAAGTCCGGCGAACCCGCCTCAAGTTCATTGTCTTTTAGCCGACCCTTCATTGCTTTCTTGCTCTCGATGACGAGCCGCCCGTTGCTATCAATACCAGCCAATTTGATACTAGATAGCTCGCCGCTTAGCGTATCCATATGATCGGGTGGGCCTGCAAATATCGGCTCTTCATCTCGGAGCCATTGCATCATCTGAATCCAGAGATAATCGCGCAATGATTGACCCACAGCATCAGCCTTCTGATCTACCCAATCAGGCACAGACTCTGTTACATTCACAGCGTAAACTTCAGCATGGAGCTGGTCCTGTGGCGGGATTAACCCTAGCTTGCTCTGTGCACGTATCTCTTTCAGCCTGTCGTAGACGCCAGCCCCAAGCCCCACCACATCAACGAATATCTCATCTACGTCCCAAGCGCGTGCGTGGATAATAGCCTTGCCGACTGTGATCATTGTCTCTTGCTTAGCATCAACTTCGGCATGAGAGACGAGTCTCCCGTGACGGCAGACATACGTGATGCGGTCGTCGCCAAACCTAGCCACGTCAATCCCCATACGGCGTTTGCCACGAGGCTTATAGTCGCCAATCTCGCGGTGTAAGGCTAGCTCAACATACTCAATCGAAATAAAGCTGTCGTCGTCGGCATTGGGAAACTCGCCGTCAGCACGAACACGAACGATATTAGACGACTCGCCGTACTTGCGGACTAACCCATCACGGTAGCCGGGCGCACTGAGCGGCGAATCCTGAGACCTAAAATGCAGTGCTGTATATTCTGCTCGGTGCTCTTTATGACTCGCGGCGAAAAACCCACGGTTGCGCGTCGGGTTGCCGATCATCAGAACGCGAGAGTTAGGCGATGCTAGCGCACCTTCTGCCGCCTCATAGATCGTGTCAGGGATACCCGAGCTTTCGTCGAGGATAAACAGCAACTCAGCCGTAAACTCACTCTCATCACCTACTAGGGCATCACCTGATTCACTAACTTCAACCTCAGACGCATGAAGGCCTTGCAACGCTTCAGGGTTCTCTTTTCGTGCTGTACGAGCAACCGCATACCATTCTCTCGGTGCGCCCAAATCGTAGAGACGATCATGCGTCAACTCAAACATGTTGGTGACCCACAATCGCTCGTGGTCGCCTCTCTGTCGTGATAGATCACGTGATCGACGACGCCACTTAGCCAGTTCACCCCAGAGAATGTCATGGAGCTGATGCCCTGACGGCGCTGTACACGCACACCGAGAGAAATCTCGCGTCTCGATGTGCCAGAGGATGATACCCGCTGCAATCGCATCTTTCCCGATGTTATGGCCAGAGCGGACGCTGACTTTTGCACCTGGAGGCGTGATAGCATCGAGTATCTGTCGTTGCTGCCATGTTGGGTTGAGACCGAGACGTTGCCGACAATACCGCTCAGGGTCGCCATGCCACAAGCGACGAAGCGTCTTGTACGCTTCGTATTGCTCGGCAAAGCCAGCTGGATAAGCCTCGCTAGTCTTTTTCGTCTTTTTGCTTGCTGCGGTCATAATCCAATAGCCCGGCCAACCCCTGGCCTGATACAGTCATATCAACCTCGGAACGCTCGACATAGCCTCGGTCGCGGCCTATCGTTTTGAGCGTGAGCGAGACAGCCCACCCCTCTCCGCGCATGACCGCGTTATACAGGGCTAATTCTGCAACATCGATAAACTTCCCACGCTCGGCTTTAAGCGCATCAGCCACGATAGGGTATCTATCTCGGTAATCGTAAATCATCTGCGCTGAACAGCCTAACCGCTCAGCAGCATGATAAACGCCGCCCTTCATCTCTATCAATGCCTGAGCGACTTGCTCTGGCTGAAATTTTGGTTTGCTGCCAGCCATAAATAACTCTCATGCGCGCATAGATAACAAAATGATAAATACGAAACCAGCAATCTCACTCGACCTGACCTTGCGCAAAGTCAGATTTTTTATTCTGCGCTGACTCAGAGAGCGACTCAACGAGAAGATTTTTCACAGCTTGGCTCTTGATCTCAGGCTTAGCTTGGACGAGATGCATCCCGAATTCATTTTTTGAATTCTCTAGTGACGCCCAATCGATATCTTTTCGCCTAATGAGAGGCGTGTCAAAGTGACCCCAAGTATACCGAATAACATGTTGCGGACGCTTGAACCTACGCTTCGTCTCAACGACATACGGCCACTCTCTCTCAAGGCTACGTGCCATTCTGAGCCTACCGTCACCTTGATATAGTTCTGTCATATTGCCTCCTTTCATCGTCATCGTCGTCATTTTGTCTATGAGAAAGATATTCGTTAGTATTGTACATAATCCCATAGATAAGACTTGAAGACACAAATCTGTATCTTCGTTGTATCGCCCTCTCCATCTTACACTCATATTATTTAATATCAATAAACATGAATAGACGTGGACATTTAAAGTAAATGCGTTAATGCTAGTTTTATCTTTTGCGAAAAACGTATAATTCATTCCCGCTATGCCAATATTCTCATATCGATCTACAAACTCTTCTATAGCTGAGAATGCAGGCCCTGATGCACATTCTATTCTCCTTGTTTTGTATCTTCTCCGAATCCTCCTAATGTTGTCATCTAGAATCCAATGCCTATCATGTCCTGAATCTTTTGAATGCTCCCAAATCCAATTTCTAGCAGGTATTGAACCCAATCCTAAGTTACTAAATGGCAATGTCAAGATATGATGTTTAGATATAGATTTTCTATACAAATGCTCTTCTTGCGGCTCTACTACAATGTAGAACGGCACATTGTCTTTTTCTAAAAAATTAGCAGTCAGAGGTTTCTCATACCTCCCTTTCGATACTATATAAATAGGATATTTAGTCATTTTTTACTCATTGAATCTTAAAGAAGCTATATCTTCTCTTTCAGTATAAGGCCACCTCGTACTCCAGGTCTTAGAAGATTTGTAATCTATTATAATGCCATTTTCTTCTACAAATCTTTCTCTGTCTGACTCATTATTAAAATTCATGATTATTTTGAAGTATTCTTCGCCTGTATCATAGTCTGGCATCCCCATCCACTCAGCCGCTTCATTCTTATCTCTAATTTCACTCTCTGGCCTAGTCACCATAAGTAGTGCACTCAATTGCTCTTCATTGAATCCAGAGCCAATAAGCCCATCAGCATCATTGCCGAGAATAGATTTAAGCATCTCAGTCAATTTTCTATCATCTACTATCGCATAATGAGAAATTTCATTATCACTAACAAGAACTTTTAGAGCGCGAGTATCTAGCGAATCGATGTCGAGTATAATAGCCGGAACATATTTTTTACCCATTTTCTTAGATGCCTCAACAACACCGTGCCCAGCTAGTATCGTATAGTCTCTAGAGACAATCACATTTCTATAATATCCGTTTTTCTTTATGCTATGTATGATATGATCAATTTGGTCATCAGGATGCTCTTTATAATTATTAGGATGCTTCTTCAAGTCTGAAATTTTCAATCGTGCTACCATGAATGGGTCTACAGAAGAAAAATAAACTTGGTCTAAAGTTTCTCGAATGTAACTACTATTTGTTGAGAAATCTTTTAGTAATTTTTCTAATTGATCCGAGCTAGATTCTGCTAAAGCCGTAATAGGGTCAAGAGACAATAGAATCAGCTTTTCTTCTTCTTCGCTCAACTCCACATAGACGACAGGGACTTCTTTGGCTTTTTGCTCTAATGCAAGCGCCACACGGAGATGGCCATCAATGAGATGGTTGGTTGTCTTGTTCACCACGACTTGCTGTACCCACCCTACATCGCGGAGGACATCGTTGAGTACAGCTTTCTGCGTCTCGGGGTGAACGCGCCAATTGAGCGGGTGCGTCATCTTGCTCAGGTCTTTAGGCGATTCTGCGCCATGCCCTACAATGCGGTTCGTATATGATGAGTCGGCCATCTACTTCCCTGTCCCTGGACTGCTTGACATACCACCTGATGCCTTACTCACTAGCACCGTTGACGTGTTGCTATATACATATTCACCACCGCTTGTGCGGCCTCTTGCCTGCCACCGGTGTGGGCCATTCGATACAAACTCGGTATTCCATTCGATTGCATACGGCGGGTCGATATCCTCATCACCGTAATCCGCATCATCCATCAGAAATGTCACTCCGACAATATCGCCGGTAGCTGTGACCGTGATAGGTATATCCTCAACATCATTAAACATCGCACCGTCATGAGGGGCATCGAGTGCAACCGATGGCTGCGAAACTACAACTGGCATCGCTGAGACTTCAGACGAGTTCGTACTCTCAGCACCGTTATCAGATGATATAACATAATAGTATGTTATATCATTTGATACATCATAATCATTATATAATGTCCCGCCAACTCTAGCAATCTCAGTGTATGGGCCGCCCTGGATCGTGCCCCGCTTGACATGATAACTCGTCGAGTCGCCTACTTCTGACCATCCAATCGTAATCACGCCGCCACTTGCCGATGCGGTGACGGTTTGAGGTGCTACGGGCAGGTTCGACTGGATCTCTGGCATCGCGCTAACTTGAGAAGAAACAACACTTTCTGCGCCATTGCGTACAGTGATGATGACGTAGTAATAGGTCGTGCCGTTGGTGACAGAGCTATTGGTATACTGGTTGATCGAGGGCTGTGCAATCTCGGTGTAAGGGCCACCCGAGACGGTACCGCGCTTGACACGGTAAAATGTTGCGCCTGCGACGCTGTCCCACGACAGAGCGACCTGGCCGTTACCTGCCATAGCGACAACATTACTAGGAGCGGGAGGTATCGTCGGCGGGTCACAGGTCGTCGTCACGCTAGTTCCATAGGTCGAGCCGATGCGATCCGTACTACATGCGCTGAGATGAAGCGCGCCTATCGTCGTGCCGTCGGTAGCCAGAATGCGGGCATTAGAGAGCGTGTCAGGCGTGAGGTCACCACCTGAGTAGAAACGCGGTCGCCAATCCTCATTGAGTGACCCCGCATCACAGTTGCACAGAGCGCGCCAGGCATCGAGCGTAGAAAAGTCGGCATCGCTCGCTTGCCCCGATTTGTTCCACGCGCCCACGCGATTGGTTGGCGTGACAGACGGGCCGACCCAGTAGATGTTACGGTCTACGCCTGTCGCATCGCCAAATGTACTGCGCGTGTGCACCGCGCCATTGCCGTTGTTGACGCTATTGCCGACCATGCAGAGGTTGTACTGAGCGGTGAGCGGCGTGCCCTGGTGGAGTAGCATGCATGTGGCGACATCAACGATGGTGTTATGTGTAAAGCTACCGGCGTTGCCTGATGTCTCAAGGCGATAACCAAGCGGCCAGCCATTGATGACGTTGTAGCGGTAGGTGTTGCCATAGGCGCGAGAGCCGTTATAGATGGCGGCACGGTCTATTTCGTCGGAGTTACCGAGCACAGTGAATTCATAGCCGACTGCATCGACGATAGGCTTATTGCTGATGTAGTTGTATTCAGCAATATTACTCTCTGCGCCGTTTTCGATGTAAATACCGTGGTTCGCCATGCCGCTCAGCGTGCCAAGCGCCGAGCAGGTTTGCGCGTCGAGCGACTCGATGGCGTTTTGCCGAATGGTGATGCCGGTTGACTCGCCTGAGACGTGGATACCTGTCACGGTCGCCTTGCCATCGCTGCCTACCGCACATATGCCGTTCTGAATGCCGTTGTTCTCAATCGTGCCGTCCTTGATACCCGCAACGCGAATGCCCTCTACGATATAGCCGTAGATCGTATTGTCCTTGATGACGACATTACGAATCCATTTTTCATCAGGGCAGGTATTCTGCCCGCTATCGCACTGATTCGCGGTGTTATCGATGTTGATGACGCGCGATTTCTCATAGCTCACGGGGCCGCTCGATGTGCCCCAATTTGTGAACGTGTTGCCCTGAATGGTGATGTTTCGGCTATTGGTCGCAGACGTCGTATTGATCATCGAGAGCGCGAAATGGCTTGTGGTTTTGCCCGTACAAGCGAATGTCAGCCCCTGGATGGTGACGTTGTTATTGTTCGCGAGATTGATTGACCCCTGAAAATTCCCCAGGTTGCCGTTGCATAGGATGGGCACATGACCCGGAGACGGTTCAATCACAATGGGATTGCCGTCGCATCCCGATTTCGTGAGAGTCGCTTGCCCGGAATACTCACCCGTCGAGGACATGATACGGATATGGTCACCACATCCTAACGTGCTGAGGTTAAATGCGTTTTGGATGCTGCAAAACGGCGAGGATGCAGAGCCGAGGCCGGGGCAGGCGTTGTCTCGGTCCACATAAATATCAGAGGCACGCGCCAGTCCGGTGCAGGCTAGCATCACGATACAGAGGGTGATATAGGCATATCGTTGCATCGCTGTGCCTCTAGTTGGGGATATGGTTCCAGATAAATTGACTGGTAGTCGCAGTCGGTGATATGACCGGCGTGCCC